TTTAGAGGGTGAGAGAAAAACGTTAGGAGATTTTAAGTATACAAGTCCTTTCGTTTCGCCTCAATATAGTACCGTTCTTTCAACTGATATGAAAGACTACTTTAATGAATTAAATAATCAACAATCTGGATATTATGGTAGTACAACAGTTGGTATTGATATGATTACAAAACAACACTATCATATGGTATTTGATTATACTTCAGATGAAGAAGGGAGAAATAAGATTCCTAAATCATATGACGATTTTGCACATCTTTCAGAAGAAAAACCTATAGATACAAAACCAATATTTTCTCCAGCGGCAATAATGAATGTTAGAATAGGTGCATCAAACATATACAATGATTCTGATTTTGGATATACTTTAAGTCATTTTGAAAATCTCACTTATAGAAATACTGCAAAAGCAGAAATGAAAAGAATTAGTATGCGTATTCAAGTGCCCGGAAAAACAGATATGCAAGTAGGTAGTTTAATTAGATTTAATTTTCCAAGTGTTGGAGAAAAAACGAAGGGCATGACTAGAGAACAACTTTTTGATCCTAAAATATCTGGTATATGGGCAGTTTCTGGTGTGTTACACGATATCACTCCATCTGAGCATAAGATGACATTGAATATTGTTAGAGATTCATATGGAGATGCCAGTGTCCAATAAAACTAAAAAACAGTCAATATATCCACAGTTTTCTTGGTGGCAAGGAATTGTTGAAGATAGATATGATCCTGACTTGCTTGGAAGATATAAAGTTAGAATTTTTGGATATCATACAAACGATAAAACTAAGATGCCAACAGACAAGTTGCCGTGGGCTATTCCCATGCAACCAGTTACCTCTGCGGCTATATCAGGAGTAGGAACAAATACTGCTGGTCTTGTAGAGGGTAGTGCAGTTATAGGATTTTTTGCTGATGGACCAGACGGACAAATACCAGTTATTATGGGTAGTTGGGGTTCTATGTCATTCTTACCAGAAGACGCTGATGGCAATGTTGTAGAATTTGATAGAGATAAAACTGGATTCTATGATCCAAATGGTGTATATCCTAGACAGAAACCTAAAGATGAATTGGGTCAATCGTATGATGAAGGTAAAAATGTATTAAAAGAAGCAGACTCTTCTAGACTTGCTAGAGGCGGAGATGTAGCAGAACAACATTTTTCATTATTGGCAAAAAGAGATATTCGTATAGGCTCTCAAAGTGTTGATGAAGGTAAAAAGATTGGTAAAGCATTTGCGCCACAAATGACTGTGTATGAAGTAAATGAAAGTTCTTTATCTCATCCTGGTGCAGATGCAACACCATCACCAAAATATACACAAGAATTTTGGGAAGAGCCTCATCCACAAGGAGTAGAAAAATCAGTTTCAGAATATCCACATAACAAAGTCACTGAGACAGAAACAGGACATATTTTTGAAGTTGATGATACTCCTGGTGCAGGAAGAATTCATCGAATGCACAATTCTGGTACATACGAAGAGATACAACCAGACGGTACTAGAGCAGTGAGAGTTCAAGCTGAAGATTACGAAATTATTATTAGTAATAAAAACCTACTCGTTAAAGGAGACTTTAATATTACAGTAGAGGGTGATTATAATCTTAATGTTTTAGGTAACAAATACGAAGACATACAAGGTCATTCTTTTGAATCAGTTCGTGGTAGTAAAGTAAGTAAGGTACAGGGAAATAGAGTTGAAGAGACCTTAACTGATAACTCTATTCTTACTGTAGGTAATAAATGGGAAACCATACAATGTAATCAAGGACAAGGAGTAGTATCTAAGAGAATTGCTGGCGAATATATCAAAGCGATTGGAAGAAAGAATACAACTACCTATGCTTTAGGTACAGATGTTACAGTTAACGGAGATTATAAGATTGCAACGTTACCTTCATTTGGTGTTGATCTCACTGAAGATGGTATAGAACCAGTTATTACATATGGAGATTTCCAAGTACTTACTGCTGGTGATGTAACTCTTGCAACAAAACTAACACCAAACCATAACGGTACATTTCCAACAGTATCATTACAGTCCGCGTATATCAACACAATGGGAACTATGGGTCACTTAGAAGCGATTGGTATAGTGCCTGTTGTTCCACCAGCGCCAGGACAAATAGTAGGTAAACGTATTATGAATTCTGTTACTGCATTTGATGGAACGTCATACGATGAGAAAATTATGCTTGGTAATGTGAATAGGATGGTGGCAGTTGGTAATATAACTGAGACAACCAGTGTTGGAACATATAATATTGCTTCAACAGGAGTTGTTAATATTATTGGTGCGGCAGCTACGAATATTGCGGGTACAACAACTACAATTACTGGGTCTGCGGCTGTTGTACTTACAGCACCAGTAATTAATCTTAACTAGGGAATAAAGAAATGGCAGATTGTCAAATAGGAGCATTGGGAGAATTAGCTGATAAGCTAGACGAAGGCTTCTCCATTATCCAAGACAAATTGCAACTTGTTCAAAACAAGATCAATTCAATTCCTGGTATGATTGATGCGGAGTTGGCGGCAGTTTATGCAGAAATACAATTACAATTACAGCAACAATTTCCACAACTTAGTAGTTTAGCAGATTTAAAAAAGGCTTTACCAGAAGAAATTAAAGACATAGTTTCACTTGCCGGGGATGCACTGGCATTCGCAACTGAAGTAGAAAGACTTAAAGAAAAGTATGAAGATGCTGATTTGGACTTATTAAAAGATCCACAAAACGTATCCAATCTTCTAAGAGATTTACAAGGAGATTTAAACAGACTATGTGATTTGGTTCCTACTTATAAAGAAGTTACTGATCCAGAAACTGGTGAAAAGAAAACTGAATTGCGTGGTAGAGGAAATTCAGAAATCGAAGTTAGATCAAGACCTAACATTGAAGCAAAATCTTTATTAACAAAAGAAGGTAGAAAACTTGCAATGAAACAAATCAAAGATAGTCTGGGAAGTATTAGGGCAACAGTTCCAGAAGGTGGTACAGGAAACTTACCTAAAGAAGGCGAAAACCGTTACGGATGGTAATTAGGAGTTATAAATAGAACTATGAGAAAACAACCTGTAAGACTCTATAAAGACATTGATATGAAGTTTACAAAAAACTTTATATCTAAAGACATTGGCAAAAAATTTGATGTCCATGCGGTTAGACAGGCAATGAAAAACATCATCTATACAAATCTTAATGAAAGACCATTTGAACCTAATTGGGGATCACAAATTAGACAATTGATGTTTGAACCAATAGATGACACAACGGGCAATGCACTAGAAAGATTAATACAACAAGCAATTACAAATCATGAACCCAGAGTTAATATGCAAAGGGTACAGGTACTTGCTAATCAGGCTCAAAATGAGTATAGAGTTTATGTATATTATTATATATTGGGTATCAAAGATTTACAAGAAATGGATTTTGTTCTAACGAGGTTAAGATAATGCCTTTACTTTCAGTAGCAAGATTAGGAGATATTACAACCGCGGCACCATCACACGCCTGTGACGCGGCGCCAGTAATTGAAGCCAGCCCGACCACGACTGAAGGTAAGGCAAACATTGCGCTTGCTTCGGGAGTGTTTGTGAATAGCAAACCCGTTGCAGTGGTAGGATCTACTCTTGACAAAGATCATACTTTTCTGACAGGTGGTAGTTGCGCTCCACATCCTACTCCCACAGCGATAACAACTGGTAGTCCAAAAGTATTTGTTGGAGGCAACCCTATAGCATATGCAGACTCACTGGCTGGATCAGTTACTAGCTGTCCTGGTAAAGTAACTTCTGGTAGTGGTAATGTAAAAGTTTTTATATAACGTAATAAATAAAATAAAGAGAGAAGAGAAAACACATGGCAATCAAAAACGTTACAAATTTAGACTTTGATGAAGTCAAAGCAAATCTAAAAACTCATCTTCAATCACAAGAAGAGTTTTCTGATTATAACTTTGATGCTTCTGGATTGTCTGTTCTAGTTGATCTTCTTGCATATAATACACATTATAATGCAGTTATGGCGCACATGATTGCGAATGAATCATTTATTGATTCCGCAGTAAAAAGAAATTCAGTTGTTTCAATCGCAAAGACTATGGGTTATACTCCTAGATCAGCGAGGTCCGCAAAAGCATATATTGATCTAATCATTACACCAGATCCTACATACGATTCTAACACACTATTTATTCCTAGATCCACAGTATTCAGTACATCTGTAAATGGTAAATCATATTCTTTCTTGCCTTCAACAGATAAAACAATTACAAAAACTTTTAATTCAGCGGGTGTTGAACAATTCGTTGTAACAGGACTTGAATTGGTTGAAGGTAGAAGAACAACAACATCTGAAATTATTAATTCAAGTAACTTACAAGGTCCAATATTATTACAAAATGACAATGTAGATACAACTACAATTAAAGTAACAGTAAGATCAAATACGAATAGTAGTGTTACAGATACATACGTGTTTTCAGATACAATTCTAGATGTAACAAGCACATCAAAAGTGTTTTATGTTGAAGAATCAACTTCTGGATTTTATGAAGTATCTTTTGGTGACGGTGTTTTAGGCAAAAAACTAGAAATAGGAAATATTGTAACCGTTGAATATATTGTTTGTAATGGTAGTGCACCAAACGGAGCAAGATCATTTAGAAATTCACAAAATCTATCAGGACCAAATGAGAGCATTGTTGGAACAGTAACAACAGCCGCAAGTGGTGGAGCTGTTAGAGAAGATGTTGAAAGTATTAGATTCACTGCTCCTAGATATAATGCAGTAAAAAATAGAATTGTAACCAGAACGGATTATGAAACTGTTATTAAAGCCGCGAATCCAAACATTAAGTCTGTTACCGCGTGGGGCGGAGAAGATAATGACCCTCCTATTTACGGAAGAGTTTTTGTATCTTTACAACCAGAAGAAGGATTCACAATTACAACAGAAGAAAAGAACACTCTCAAGAATGATGTAATTGCTTTAAAACAACCTATTACAATGGATACTCAGTTTGTAGATCCAGAGTTCACTTATATTGGTTTGAACATTTCTGCAACATATGATCCTAAAGTAACTTCACAATCTCCTTCCGCACTGGAAGCACTAATCATTGCTGAAGTTCAAAACTATTTTGCTGGTACATTAAACGCTTTGAAGAAAAATTTCTTTTACTCATTTATAACCAATAGAATTAATAATGTGTCTAAGTCTATTATAGGTAATAATATTGAGTTGCGTATTCAAAAGCGTATTGTTCCTGTATTAAATAATAACACTAGATACGAGCCTAAATTTAACAATAAAATTCTACCTAATTCTATTAGAACGAATTACTTCAATGTAAT